TGTTATTGGGAATACTCAGACTTTGTATCGGAATATCGAGAAAATCAGAAAAGAATTCGGAACTATAATACTAGACGAGATGCATCACGTATCTTCTCCGACTTTTGCTAAAATTATTGATACCAGTCATGCTCGATATAAGATTGGGCTATCAGGTACAATTGAGCGCAAAGATGGAAAGCACGTTGTATTTCGAGATTACTTCAGTCCGAATATCTTCAAGCCGCCAAAAGAGAACTTTCTTACTCCGAGCATACACATCTATCGCTCAGAAGTACGTTTTCCGGATGGCGCAAATATACCTTGGGCGAAGCGAGTTAATACTATCGCAAATAATGATGAGTACCGCCACTCCGTAGCTATGCTTGCATCAGCGTACGCGGCACGAGGCCACAAGGTGCTCGTGGTGTCAGATCGAGTTCATTTCTTGAAGAGCTGCGCCGAACTGACTGGTGAGAATTCTATATGTGTTACGGGCGAGGTACCGCACGAGCAAAGAGAAGAACTCATAAGTGAAATCTTACATGGAAGCAAGAATATTTTATACGGCACTCAAGCTATTTTCAGCGAAGGCATATCTGTGAATACATTGAGTTGTCTTATTCTTGCAACTCCTATTAATAATGAGCCACTACTTACACAGCTTATCGGTCGAGTAGTTCGCAAACACGATAATAAAAGAGATCCGGTAATTATTGACATTCATCTCAAAGGCAAGACAGCCCAACGACAAGCATCCAACAGGATGGGCTACTACATGAAACAAGGTTATTCAATTAAACAGCTTTGAACGTAGAAAAATAGTTCTTGACTTTTGCATCAAATGAGAGTATAATATGTTGTTCTATAATTGGGAAAAGATATTTGAATCATCTGAAGGGAACCCTCAGACGATGTATTCCATTGTCAAAATGATGTATCTTAATGAAATACCTAAAAACAAATATGACAAAATTTATAAATATGCTAATAAGAGCTTTATTGGACAGTCCTTTTTACTACATCCAGATGTACTACTGTACAATTCTTATAAGCATAGCTTTCGCGAGATAGCCCAGTATCTTGCTTTAGCTTCTGTCCGCCCTTACGTGGACTATGTAACAACTGGGGAACTTACTCTAGATCTTGACCTTGTTGAGATACCACTAGAGCTTTTTACAGACAACAGCCTACTACATGTAGAAGATGGTAAATTACATTTTTTATATGAAGAAGTCAAACAGGAGAATATACACTAATGGCACTATCATTCAACAAAGCCGCTGGCGGCGCTAAAAAATCTTCCCTTACTTCCTATTCTTACCGCGATGGAGACAACGAAGTTCGTCTCGTCGGAGATGTACTTGCACGGTATGTATACTGGCTAGAAGGTAAAAACGGCAAGAACATTCCTTTCGAGTGCTTGTCTTTTGATCGCAACGAAGAGCGATTTAACAATCTTGAAAAGGACTGGGTACGAGAGTTCTACCCCGATCTGAAGTGTGGCTGGAGCTACGCAATGCAGTGTCTTGATGGCGGTGAAGTAAAAATCATCAACCTCAAGAAGAAGCTCTTTGAAGCTATCTTAACTGCGGCAGAAGATCTTGGGGATCCTACTGACCCAGAAACAGGCTGGGACGTTAAGTTCAAGCGTGTTAAGACTGGACCTTTGCCCTACAACGTAGAGTACCAGTTACAAGTACTCAAGTGCAAGCAACGTGCTCTCAGCGAGAATGAGCTACAAGCAGTTGCAGACTTAAAGTCTATGGACGATGTTATGCCCCGTCCTACTCCCGACGCACAGAAAGCACTTCTTGAAGAGATTCGTGAAGATGCAGCGGGCGATATTGATGAATCTTTGGAAGATGAGTTCAAGATCGGATGATTTTATTTACGGCAGACTGGCATATAAAGCTAGGGCAAAAGAACGTACCTCGTGATTGGGCGATAAAGCGTTATCAATCATTTTTTGAACAAGTACATAGTTTAGAAAAGCAGTGCAATATGCACGTTATTGGTGGTGACTTATTTGACCGTCTGCCGAACATGGAAGAGTTGGAGCTTTACTTTGAGTTTATATCAAAGGTGAGTATCCCAACTCTTATCTATGACGGAAATCACGAAGCTACAAAGAAAAACAAAACATTTTTTACACAGCTAAAGAAAGTATCGCGAGAGATTAACCCACTCGTAAAAGTAGTTGATATGTCATACTACGACAATGACTTTGGGTTTGGAGTACTGCCCTATGCAGATCTTCATCGTAAAAATTCTATTGAACTGTTTGATCCAAAGAAGCCTTTGTTCACTCATGTTCGCGGAGAAATACCTCCACACGTCAAGCCAGAGGTGGACTTAGACAGGTTCGAGGATTTCCCTGTAGTTTTTGCAGGAGACCTACACGCACATAGCAATACTCAACGAAATATTGTATACCCCGGTAGCCCTATGACAACTTCATTTCATAGAAATGAGGTACAGACTGGCTACCTCTTAATAAACCCAAGAGATTGGTCATGGATGTGGGACGCTTTTGAGCTACCACAACTTATTCGTAAAACAGTATCAGACCCAAGTGAGATGATACCAACGGACTTCCATCATACAATCTATGAGATAGAAGGGGACATACAAGAGCTCGCAAACGTAAAAAACAACGAACTTCTTGATAAGAAAGTTGTAAAACGAAGTAGTGAAGCTACTCTCGTAATACAGAAAGACATGAGCATTCAAGAAGAATTAGTAGAGTATCTATCCTATATTTTGGAAATACCAGAAACAAGGATACCAGAAATAGTAGGTATATTTAATGATTACGCTGCAAAAGTTGAAATGGAGTAATTGTTTTAGCTATGGGCCTGACAATGAGCTAGATCTCAGTGATAATACTGTAACGCAAGTTCTTGGCACTAACGGTATGGGCAAGTCGTCCATACCGTTAATTATTGAAGAGGCACTATACAACAAAAACTCGAAAGGTATTAAAAAAGCAGATATACCCAATAGATACGTAAATGCAGGATACCATATACATCTTGAATTTGCGAAAGATGGAAAAAAGTATGATGTCGTTATTGATCGGAAGTCTAGTATTAAGCTTAAGTTGCTGGAAAATGGAGAAGATATTAGTTCTCATACAGCGACCAATACATACAAGACACTCCAAGATATTATTGGAATCGACTTTAAAACCTTCTCTCAGTTGGTATATCAAAACACAAATAGTAGTCTACAGTTTCTTACTGCGACAGATACGAACCGCAAGAAGTTTCTCATTGATCTTCTCCACTTAGAGCATTATGTTCGACTTTTTGATCTATTTAAAGAAGAAGCTCGCAAGAGTACGTTAAATCTTAATAGTATTGAATCGAAAATAGCGACAATTGAAAAGTGGTTAAACGATAACAAATTGAGCGATACATCCATACTGCCTCTGTCTGAAATTTCTATTGAGACGGAAGGTGACGAGAAGGAACTCGCCAACCTTATGGTTGAAATTAAAAATATCTCTGAGAAAAATAAAAAGATTTCTCAGAATAATACTTACAGAGACATGCTGTCTAAGATAAATATCGAAGAAGCACAAAACTGTGAAGTAACCGAGCTACAATCATACGATGAGTTTCAAAGCGAGTTAGGAACCTTAAGCGGGGTCGTAACGGGGTCAAGAACTATTTTACACAAGATGAGTAAATTAGGAGATCACTGCCCCACTTGTGAGCAATCTGTAGATAGTTCTTTTAAACAATCATTAATTGATGCAGAGGCAAGAAAAGTTGCCGAAGCGAGAGAAAGACAAGATGAAATTGAACGAAGAATATCAGAAATTAAACAAAACAATGCAAAGTACCAATCTTCTAGAAAAATTCAACGAGATTGGGAAGAGTTGTTTCGAAGCATTGACAACAATCTTCCGGCATCTCCTTTGGATCCTGCGGAGCTTAAAAGTCGGGCTCGTGGAATTCAGGAGAGAATACAGAGTGCAAAGGATGAACTTGTTCGACTCACACGAGAAAATGAAACAATCACTAAACGAAACACCAGAATCCAAGTAATACTTGAGCAAACAGAAGATTTTGAAAGCGAACTATTTGAACTACAGGAGCTTCTTGATTTAGAAGGAGCAACGGCAAGCCATCTCGAAGTACTAAAGAAAGCCTTTAGTACAAATGGGTTGCTTGCATACAAGATAGAGAATTTGGTAAAAGAGTTGGAAGAACTCACAAATCACTACCTAGCAGAATTATCCGATGGTCGTTTTACTTTGGAGTTTGTAGTATCAAATGATAAACTTAATGTGCAAATCACTGATAATGGTAACATTGTGGATATTCTTGCTCTCTCTAGTGGAGAATTGGCAAGGGTGAACACAGCTACTCTTATTGCGATACGTAAATTGATGAGTAGTATATCGAAGTCTCAAATTAATATTTTGTTTCTAGATGAAGTAATTAACGTCTTGGATGAGACTGGGCGTGAAAAATTAGTAGAGGTACTTTTGGGAGAAGACTTGAATACTTATGTTGTGAGCCACGGCTGGACTCACCCTCTACTCGATAAAGTCGAAGTAGTCAAGTCAGGTAATGTAAGCAAACTGGAGTATTAATGGGACATGCTAGGCGTATGCAAAATAATCGTCGCAGACAAATTTGGGAAATGATAAAGGAGAAAGACAATGAGCGATCCAGAAATGACTCTGACAACAGGCTTCCTGATGGCAGAGAATATGAAACAATACTTGAAGGGCAAGATTCTGTACCACGAAACGAACGTACAAATTTATTTTAAGAATCCTGTAGGTATTGGAGAGCACCCTGATATAATGGCTGCTATTGAAGAAGAGCTTTCAAAAGTAGCAGAGTATAAAGAAAAGTTAGACACGTTAACGCATTTAACGAGGCTACTATGGTAGATAGTAGAGCAAAAGGCGCTAGGGGTGAGTATCTAGTACGAGATATGTTGCGCGACTCTACAGGGCTACAGTTTGAAAGAGTACCAGCATCAGGCGCTCTTGAGTACTTAAAAGGAGATTTGTATGTACCTCATGCAAAGAATCGTTTTTGTATTGAAGTGAAGAACTATGAAAAGTCACCTCTTTCAGATAAAATATTTACAGCACCTAGAACAAACAATTTAATTAAATGGTGGAAGAAGCTAATACAACAAGCAGAAGGCGGCAACCAGGAGCCTTTATTGTTTTTTAAATACAATCGGTCAGAGGTATTTGTTGTAACTGCACTTCTTCCTGAATTCACAGACCACTGGATACATATTGAGTGGTTAGACTGCTATGTACTTCTAGCGAAGACATGGCTAGCAGAAGAAAAAGTAGAGTTTATACATGGCATTTAATCTTACAGATAAGATGATTAATGATGATGCCAACTCTACTCTAATCGTAGATGCTTTAAATCTAGCGTTTCGCTGGAAGCATCAGGGCCGTACTGATTTTCGATACGATTATCAAAGTACAGTAAAAAGTTTGGCTAAATCATATGATTGTAAGGACGTTATCATTACCGCAGATTGGGGGTCATCAACTTATCGTAAGGCGATTGCCCCCGACTATAAGCAAAATAGAAAAGATAAGTTCGCTGAACAATCAGACGCAGAGAGACTCGCATTCGAAGAGTTTTTCGAAGAGTTCGAAGCAAGCCTCGAAGTGCTCGCAGAAGACTACCCAGTCCTTAGATATAAGGGTGTAGAAGCTGACGATATTGCAGCACATTTAGTAAGACACAAAGGTAAGTACGATTTAGAGTATATTTGGTTGATTTCAAGTGACCGAGACTGGGATCTACTCATTCAAGAGAATGTAGGTAGATTTTCATATGTCACTCGACGAGAAGTGAGATTAGATAACTGGAAAGAACATTATGATGTTGACCCAGACCTCTATATCTCAATGAAGTGTTTGACAGGAGATAAAGGCGACAACGTAGCAGGTATTCCTGGCATTGGCCCGAAGAGAGCAACACAGCTCATTGAACAATACGGCGATGCAATGGATATTTATAATGCGGTTCCTATATCAAGTAAATATAAGTACATTCAATCTTTGAATGAAAATGCAGAACAATTGCTCGTCAACTACGAGTTAATGGATTTAATTACCTACTGCGATGATGCAATAGGTGCAGACAATATTGAAGATATTGGGCGAGTGATAAATGAATATAGAAATTGATTTTAGACGAGACCGCTATCTCTCTGAGTTTAGTATAAAAACTCTACAAGATAGATACTTAGTAAATGGAGAAGGTTCTCCACAGCAGGCCTTTGCTCGTGCAGCAGAAGCCTTCGCGGACGACGAAGCCCATGCTCAACGACTGTACGACTATGCTAGTAAATTATGGTTTATGTTCAGTACCCCTATTCTCAGTAATGGCGGGACTAAGCGTGGTTTACCTATTAGTTGCTTTCTCAATTACGTGGATGATAGTAGGAGAGGTATTACGGACCACTATACAGAAAACGCTTTTCTTTCTTCTGTTGGCGGCGGGGTCGGCGGGTACTGGGGAGATATACGTTCAGTTGGTTCTAAAACCTCTAATGGATCGGAGTCTACCGGCGTAATACCTTTTATGAAAGTTGTAGATGCAGAAATGCTCGCATTCTCGCAGGGAGTTACCCGTCGGGGAAGCTACGCGGCATATCTGCCGATGAATCATCCCGAAATCGAGGAGTTCTTAGATGTACGAAAGCCTACTGGCGGTGATATTAACCGTAAGTCGACTAATCTTCATCATGGAGTTGTTATTCCTGATGCTTTCATGGAGCTGATTGAAGGAGCGACAAAAGAAGAAGGATTTGATGATAGTTGGGAGCTAACCGATCCTCATTCAGGGCATGTAACAAAAACTGTATCAGCGAAGACACTTTGGGTAAAATTGATACAAAACCGTGTCGAAACTGGCGAGCCTTACATTATGTTTGGAGACACAGTACAAGAAGCACTTCCAGATTGTCAGAAAGACTTAGGACTACAAGTACACCAATCTAATCTATGTAGTGAGATTACACTTGTTACAAACGAAGACCGAACAGCAGTATGTTGTCTATCAAGTGTAAATCTGGAGGAGTATGACTCTTGGAGCAGTGATCCTCAATTTATTCCAGATCTAGTACGAATGTTAGACAATGTACTTACTTACTTTATTGCTCATGCTCCAAATGAGCTGGAGAAAGCACGTTTCAGTGCGGAGAAGGAGAGAAGCATTGGCTTGGGGGCGATGGGGTTCCATGCCTATTTACAACGGCACAACATTCCGTTTGAATCGGCAATGGCGAAAGGACGTAATATGGCTATGTTCTGGCACATTAAGTCAGCTGCGGAGACTGCTAGTAGAGCTCTTGCAGTGGAGCGCGGAGAAGCGCCTGATGCACAAGGCACAGGTATGCGTAATTGTCACTTGTTGGCTATTGCTCCAAACGCTTCGAGTAGCATTATCTGTGGCAACACTAGTCCTAGTATCGAGCCTTACCGTGCTAACGCATACACACAGAAAACTAAAAGTGGTACCTCTCTACAAAAGAACGAGTATCTCGAAGATCTTCTCCGAGAGCTAGGAATGGATAATGATGAAGTTTGGAAGAGTATTGTTACAAATGGTGGATCAGTAGCACATCTAGATTTTTTAGATGACTGGACAAAAGATGTGTTTAAAACCGCAGTAGAAATTGATCAACGCTGGGTAATTGACATGGCATCAGACCGGCAAAAACACATTTGTCAGAGCCAGTCTCTGAATGTCTTCTTCCCTGCAGACGTATCAAAACAGGAGCTTCATGCTATACATATGCAGGCATGGAAGCAAAAAGTAAAAACGTTGTACTACTTACGAAGCGAAGCCTACAAGCGAGCAGAAAAAGTATCCGACGAGGCACTGCGTCAACGTATATTCGATTCCATGGATGAAAGTGCGTGTCTGGCGTGTGAGGGATAAAATATGGAAGTAGAAATCTATGGATCAGAAGGATGCGGTTTTTGTGATAAAGCCGTAGAACTTGCAGAAGAGTTGTGTATTGATTACACTTATATTGATGCAAATAAAGCAGTACAAGAATTTAGTAGATTATTTCCCGGCGCTAAAACTGTTCCTCAAATACGTGTGAACGGTGAGTGGGTCGGAGGATACAGCGACTTCGAAGAAGTCATGGAGTACATTTAATGAATCTTCTCACAGAAAGAGAATACTACAAACCCTTTAATTACCCTTGGGCATTTGAGCACTATAAAACCCAACAGCATATGCATTGGTTACCTGATGAAGTTAACCTTGCAGATGATTTGAGAGACTATCGTGAAAAACTTACGCCAGGTAACAAACAGCTTATTAACCAAATATTTAGATTCTTTACACAGGCCGATGTTGATGTATGTTGTGGTTATGCCAAGCATTATCTACCTACATTCAAACAGCCTGAAGTAAGAATGATGCTTTCTGCTTTTGCCGCGATGGAAGCAGTGCATCAAGAAGCATATTCATTACTCCTAGAAACTCTCGGGTTTGGAGATGATGAGTACCAAAAGTTCATGGAGCATAAAGCTATGATGGACAAGCATGAGCACTTGTCTAACTTTGGTATGGATACCAACATGAACATCGCAAAGACTATGGCAATCTATAGCGGCTTCACAGAAGGCGTACAATTGTTTAGTAGTTTTGCGATTTTGCTCAACTTCCCTCGTCACAACTTAATGAAAGGCATGGGACAAATCGTTACGTGGTCTATTCGGGATGAAACACTCCACGTAGAAGGTATGTCTCAGCTATTCCGAACTTTCATTGCGGAGAATCCTGAGTTGTGGAATGACGAGTTGAAGTATGAAATCTACTGCGCTGCAGAGCGTACTGTAGAATTAGAAGATGCTTTTATTGATCTGTGTTTTGAGGGTGCGGACGTACCAGATCTCACAGCGGGAGAAATCAAAGAGTATATTCGATACATTGCAGACCGAAGACTTCTTGGCCTAGGAATGAAGAAGATTTTTGGTAGCGAAGAGAACCCTTTACCGTGGCTTGACTATATGTTAAATGCGGTAGAGCACACTAACTTTTTTGAAAATCGTGCCACCGAGTACGCTCGAGCAAGTACTACGGGTAACTGGCAGGATATATTTAAATAGGATTCTATTATGACAGATATACAAGAAAAACCCACTCTAACTTTCAATGACAAAAATTATGTTCTTGAAGATCTGAGTGATGCAGCAAAGTATCTTGTGGGCCAACTTCAAGACTTAGCACAGCAAGGGCAAGCGACTCGCGCTCGCCTTGATCAAATCGAAGTTGCACGAGAAGGCTTTAACGCTCGTCTAGAAGAGGAGCTTGGCAAGGACTCTGAGGAATAGTTATGCAGATTATAAATGAAAATGACGTTCCTACAGTTGTAATTGGTGGAGAGCATCATGAAATTGAAAAAATGAATGAAGCTTCCAAGTATTACGTAGATCAAATTCATGATCTAAATATGCAATTAAGACAGATAAAAGGAAAAGCTCACCAATTTGAAATAGCAAGATCCGGCTTTATCAATTTATTGAAAGAAGAAATCGCTATGCAAAATGAACTTATGAAGGGAGGCGAAGATATGCCTGCTGAAGAGGCACCAGAAGGTGACGAAGGTCAAGAATAATGGTGTAAGTATTCCCTTACTTCCAGAGGAAGAATGGGAAGAAGAAGGAGGTCATATGGGGTATAAAGAGCCTGTAGTACCACCGCAAGAGCCTACAAGCTCTGCAGTAGACTACAGTAACTTATCTGAGGTAGCAATTTCGTACCTTGCTCAAATTCAAGACTTGCAAGAACAATTAGAGCAAGAGAATTTGAAAGTACAAAGACTTGAAATGGCTATACGAGGTTTTAGTATGGCATTACAAGAAGAGTTAGAAGGGGCTGAATAGCCCCTTTTTTATTAGAAAGTATCCAAGTTTGTAACATAAGTTTGAGTGTATAAAGACTGTGCAGGAGTGCTTACCGTCAGTCCTGCATTCTGAGAAAGCCCACTCGTAGTGTAAAGAACCTTAGTACTATCTGTAGTATGTTGTGCTTCATTCGAAGTTGAACTGCTAAAATCGCCTAATTGTAATTGGTACACGGGATCAGTGCCGAGCGCTGTTTCATTGTAAGCCGTACCAGGATCAATAGAAGTAATAAGTGTATCCGGTTTGGAGCTATTGTTGTAATAATTTGAGTATTGATCCCTATTATTCGTCAGTGTAATGAGCTTTCCTTCGCTATTCAGCGCTGTAGCCACCGCCGCAACATTAGTAAGTCCGTTCCCTCTACTAATAAAGTTATTTTCCATTTCTCGATAGTTATTGTTATAAAGTTTCATATATCCTGCACGCCATTGATTAGCAACTGTAGTTCTATTAGCAGTAACAGGAATATAAGCATTATAAGAACTATCTACAGCTACTTTTCGTGCTGACCCGTTTACAGCAAATTTTGGGTCTGCGTCGTTTTGTTGAGGAATATATGTATATATAGTATCCCCAATTTTACTTCCAGTAGTTGCATTAATAAAATCTATTCGAAGAGTGTTTCTCGAATTAGAGCCCCCAAGAGTAGTGTATTCATCAGAAATTACTGCTAGTTTAATGTTGGAGACTTGAAAATACAAACCCATGCCGTACATGGAAGGATTCCCCGTAGTATCCGTGGGAGACGCCTGTCTTCTCCAAGTTGTTGAACCATTCGAAGAAGCAACTTTATACACTGCAGGAGCTCGCCTATAGGCTCCTCCAGCCACTCGAACACTGTCGTTTCCCATAAGGTAAACATAGTTATTATCTGCGCACGCTAGTGATATGTGGTTGTCTTCACGGTCAGTTGACGTTGAGCCAATTTCTTTTTGCCACTGAACAGTTCCAGAGGTATTAAATTTCATTAATAATAAATCGCTACCCCCTGAGCCTCCAGATAAGTCGGTATATGAAGAAGTACCTGCTACAAAAATAGAGTTATTGTCGGGAGAAACTACAACGTCATATAACTTAGTAGGATAACTATTACTGCCTGAGTCAATTCTTCGTTGCCAAGAGATTGCTCCAGCAGTTGTAAACTTAATTAAATTCGCACTTCTTCTGTAAGAGCTGCTAGTGTCTTCTGAATGCCCTACTACATAAATATTATCATTACCATCTATAGCAATATTCGTAAACGTGTATCTTCCACTTGATCCATTACCACTGTCAAAATACAGTTGCCTCCACTGTACTGCGCCGTCCTTATCAATTTTGTATATAGCTGCTCGGTGAACTCCCATTCGCTCCTGGCCTACTACATAAATATTATCATCGCTATCTAGAGCCATGGAGTATGGAGCCACGCCGCTAGAGGTCTGAGAAATAGTTAGTTGCCACGCACTTGAGAAAGCTAGCTCGAAAGACGCAGTTGCAGTAACATCGTTTGCACCATCTGATGCAGTAAAGGTTACTCCAAATGTTCCTGCATTAGCACTGTCGGTACTCGGAGTAATAGTAAATACATTTGCAGACTGAGTAATAGTCGCAGTAGACCCTAAAGTACCTGTAGTAACTGCATGACTCCATGTAAGAGTTCCTCCTTCGGGGTCCGCAGAGCTAAGAGTAATAACAGTGGCTGTTCCATCGTCAGCTAAAGTATAAGAAGAATTTAATCCTGTTATTGCTGAAGGACTTTGATTTGCTATAGTAAAGGATGCACTTGCAGTAACATCATTCACACCGTCTGAGACAGTAAAGGTTAGTTCAAATGTTCCACTAGAGTTGGTTGTTGGAGTAACCGTAAATACATTTGCAGACTGGCTGACTGTAGCATTTCCTAGGGCTCCAGAAGTAACTGCATAGCTCCATGTAAGAGTTCCTCCTTCTATATCCGTAGAGCCTAAAGTAATAACCTCAGCGGGGTCGCCAGCATTTAAAGAATATGAAGCACTTAAACCTGTTATTGCAGTAGGAGGCTCATTCTGCAAAGCTGTTCCTGCCCAGCCTGTACCATCCCATGCAACAAGCCTCTGAACGCTTGTTAAGTATGCAAGGTCTCCTTCAGTATTTCCGGTTGTGGGAAGACTCCCGTAATTTAAGTATACTGGAACTCCCGCCGCTGCATCTACAAATTCAAGAGCTGTAGCACCTGAATTAACTGCTACGCTTTTACCTCCTGCATTTGTAAAGTCTGAAGGAGTATCTGTTAAATTCGTGAAAGTAGTAATAGGTCCGCCAGAAGTTGCCGTTGTACTCCATGAACTTAAAGTTGAACTATAATAATACGTAATTCCGGCTACAACTACGGTATCTCCGTTTGAAGGATTGTTAGGAAAATTTACTGCCATTGTTTATCTCCTTATGATAGATCTTCGTAGTCTGAAGTCAGTGTTGCAGTACCCGTAGTGTTTGTAAGAGAGCTGCCTGCCCAGTTTGAGTCGTTTGTTACAGTGGAGCCAGTAGTATTGGTACTCTGAGAATAGTCATACTGTGAATTAGATGTAATATTTGTAGGCGTTCCCGTAGTCCACGTAATATCTGAGTTTAGGCCAAGAGTAGTATTGGTAGCAGGAACACTGCTCGGATTCATAGACATAATTCCAAAACTTTGAGTAGATGACCCTGCTTCTAACAATTGAAAAAGACAGAGCAGCTTTCCAGAGCTTGTAACTAAAACATTTTTAGCGTAAATACCATTACCATTAGTACTTGAAGGAAAGCTTAATGTTCCTAACCAAGAGCTGGTCGAAGGAGTAGATTTATTATACTGTATAACCGCTGCCTGATAGCCTATAGTACTCGATGTACTAGAATACTTTATGCCAAAACCTGCATATATCGAAGTAGAGTCTGTTGTAGGTCTATGGCTTCCATCTACATATATATTAGGTTCATTGGCTGACTGCCCGTACCATACTCTCATAGCTACAGCGGTAAAAGTCGGATAATTGCTACCTACCGAATACCCTCCGTAGTGACTCCCCCACAATCCTAGCATATCACCGGCAATATTATGATCTGGTTTATATAATAGATAGCTAAATTCATTTGTTCCCGCTGCTGTTCCTCTTCCTAAGCTCGAACAGTTGCCTGAAACACCGTTAGTATGCCATATCCGTTGATTTTGATAACGAGCATGCCAAAAACTACCATCACTAAACAGAGTTGCAATGCCTGCAGCATCTACATTATTATTATCATTATAAGGAATAGTGTAACGGAACGAAGGATGTTGTATATACCAGGCTGAGCTTGTATCATGTGGAGCTATAACGTGTCCTGCACCTCCGAACCAATCCTGAGCGTCTGTCTGTCCTGAAACTTTACTCCATTGAATAGTTCCAGAAGTATTTAGTGCATGCAGTGAATGTCCTCGACCTCCTGCAACTATTCCAGACTGGTGCTGGTAGTTTAATACTATAGTACTATCATCTGGACTAACTGCAATATGATTAACTTTATCAAAAACGCTATAGGTCCCTGCTGAAGATACTAATTTTTTTGCCCACTGTACGGTTCCCGAAGTATTATATTTTATTACTATAGCCGCATTTGGATTTCCTACATATGCTCCTCCCACATATATATTGTCATTGCTATCTATTGCGATGGAGTAGAGATACGTAGCTGTAGCATTGGTTTCTGTACTTTCAAAAAGTTTTGTCCATTTTAAAGTACCGTACTTATTTATTTTAGTTATACGTCCTATACTACCTGATCCAGTGTCTCGATTTCCTACAATATAAATATTATCATCGCTGTCTATTGCCATCTGAGAAGTAAACAAACCCGTAGACGATTCATAGTATTCGCCAAACCACTCTTCTGAAAAACCAAGTGTAAATTCACTTACTTTACTCGATACATGAACTCCGTCAGAAGCTTTAAATCTTAAATTAAAACTTCCTGCATCCGACTGAGTAGTTGTTGGAGTAATCGTAAAAGTACCTCCACTATTCGTAATTGTAGCTTGCGATTGGTTCGATGGACTCGTATCATGACTATACGTAATATCAAACCCTTCTGGGTCTGTAGCGGCTACTGTTACAGTCGTAGCAGTTCCATCTGTCGCTAAAAAGTAACTATCGTTAGGGCTTGTAGTAAGCTCCGGAGTTTCGTTTGCTCCTGAAGAAATACGATCCCATGCTGCACCGTTGTAAATGTAAAGTGCGTTTGTGTCTTCCGCGTAAGCAAGCTCCCCTTCGGAAGGACTTCCGGGAAATGCAGCAAAGTTTGTGTAGTTTGTAACTCCGCTACCACTACTTGCATCTACAAATTCAAGAGCTGTAGCACCTGAATTAACTGCTACGCTTTTACCTCCTGCATTTGTAAAATTTGTAGGAGTATCGCTCAATCCTACAAAAGTGCTAGAGCCTCCGCCGGAAGCTCCAGTCCATGCTGTTTTTGTTGCGCTGTATGTATATGTAACTCCTCCAAACTCGTGAGTATCTCCATCTGAAGGGTTACTTGGAAAATTCGTTGCCATTATTTATCTCCTTACTTAGATTTCATCAGCAGTGGTGTTTCCACTCCATGTCTTGGTATTGTCTTGCCAGGATGACGAGTGGTTTCCTGTAGTAAAGGTTATGGTGTTTAATGTAGGATTCCAAGTATTTGTGGAATATCCAGTAGAAGCAGTAGTATTATCAGGGGTAAAACTACTAATTGCTATATCATTGTTAGGCCCAAAACTGGATCCAAAATTACTTACCATATCCGTATTTAAACTAGCGACAATGGGAGTACTTTCAACTCCGTCTTCTCTAAGTGTAGTAACTAGTAGTATACGGTCAGAAGTTTTGGTTATAGCAGCTCTGCTGTATGCTTCTGCTAATGCGCCCCCCATCTTAAGACCAGATACAAAATTCAAAGAAGAGCTATATTTCAGCACAGTAGAGTAGTAGTGGTATGCTCCTTGGCCAGAGTTATAGTCTGCTGTTGTCCCGCCTATATAAAGATCGTTTGTGCTTGAGTCAAGTGCAATATCACCGCCTTGAAAATATTCAGGATCAGTGCCATTTCCATTTCGTGAAACAACTTGATCTGTGAGAGTTCCGGAAGAATTTAGTTTAAATATAAATAGATGTTTTGCATTATTGCTTCCACTTGTATAAATTTGCGAGTCCGAGTAACCCGTCATATAAACATTTTCGCTACTATCAAGTGCAATTGACTTAGACCCCATACAATACGCTTGAGCAGTACTTGAGCTGTGAGTAAAGTATCGACCCCATGTAAGAAGTCCTCCGTTTGTAATTTTAAGCACAGCCATTTGATAGGAGCCAACAGTCTCTCTAACTCCTCCATTCATATACAAGTGGGTATTTGTTGCAGTACATCCGCCAACGTTTTCAAAGTTGTTTAAAGCTCCGTTTATGCTTCTTTGCCATTGCAGAACTCCGGAAGAGTTCCATTTTGTAATAAGCATATCGTTCACAGTATTATTAGAAGTTCCACCACTGTTGTATGCCCATCCAATAGCATAAATATCGTTACCGTTGGGAGAAACTGTTACAGATTGAAAAGTAGCATGAGGAGTGCCTACAGGCGAGCCAGAATGAGCGAGATATTTGTCCCACTGCAGTACTCCTGAAGAGTTGTATTTTAGTATAAAAGCTGTTCTTGTACCCGTATCTAAATGACCTGCTGAGGTTCCAGTTACATAAATATTATTGTCATCATTTGGATCTACAGCTACTCCTCCTGCCCACAGATCTCTATTGCTCGCAGTAG